TCTAAAGTTCTACAAAGAACTACAAAGTGTCTCAGAGGGGAGGCTACTGCTTGGCGGGGCTGTATGGGATATAGTTGACCCCGGTGGGTCATAGAGTATTATACAGTCGAGACTCCGATTTGTCAAGTTATTTAGGCCCGACATGTAAATATTACTTGACAAACCCAATGTAAACCTGTATAATACTAGACAATTATGAAAAAAGAACTTACAACTAAACAACAAACTTTCTTAGATTATCTTGTTGAGACAGGGGGTGATCCCAAGGAAGCTGCAAGACTAGCGGGATATGCGGAGAATGGACATTGGCAAGTCGTACAAGCACTTAAAAATGAAATCATCGATCTAGCCTCTAACATTCTCGCACAATCCGCACCTAAAGCAGCAATGAAGCTAGTGGAAGTAATGGAGTCTAATAGTCCAGTTCCCCAAGCTAATGTCCGTATGCAAGCAGCCCAGACAATACTAGACCGCACAGGGCTAGGAAAACAAGAAAGGCTCGATGTAAACCACAAGGTAGAGGGAGGGTTGTTTATACTCCCGGCTAAAGAAGAGATTGTTATAGATGGCAAAGCGGAGATCCAGTAGCACCATTCCCTTTGGATACGAACTAGCTGAAGACAATGTAACCCTACTGCCAATTGATCATCAGTTGGATACTTTGAGGGACATTGTAGAACTAGTAAAGAATAAAGAACTATCCCTGCGAGAAGCTAGTCTTTGGCTAGAACATGAAACAGGTAGATCTTTAAGCCATGTAGGTCTTAGGAAGATTATAGAGAATGGAAGATTGGATAAAGAATCCAGAGAACTACCTCAAGGATGAAGATGGGAATTTTGTACTAAAAAAAGATGGTACTCCCCGTAAGAAAACTGGTAGGCCAAAGGGTTCAAAAGGTAGAGGCTATAACTACCATTCAGAAACGAAAGCAAAGATACAGGCGCGGAGAGCTGTACGCAAAAAAGAAAAAAGTGCAGAGCGACTCAAACAAAGACTAGATGCGAAAAGAAATTCACTTAACGCATCTAAGGATGCTTTAAAAAAGCTAGATAAAAAAGCAACAAACAAAGTTGTAACTGAAGATGTACTAGATCAAGTCCCTGCTTCTTTGAAGAAAGAAGTGAATGACAATGTAATCTTCAAGCCCAACAATGGGCCACAAACAGATTTTTTAGCAGCACCTGAACGAGATGTTTTATATGGTGGTGCAGCAGGAGGAGGTAAGTCTTATGCAATGCTTATCGATCCCCTGCGCTTTGCTCATCGTGCAGCACATAGGGCATTGATACTTAGAAGGTCTATGCCGGAGCTACGAGAGCTTATAGACAAGAGTAGAGAGTTATACCCCAAAGCGTTTCCGGGGTGTAAGTACAAAGAGGTTGAGAAACTTTGGAACTTCCCTAGTGGAGCCAAAGTAGAGTTCGGCTTCTTAGAGCGGGATGCCGATGTCTATCGGTATCAAGGCCAAGCTTATTCTTGGATTGGCTTTGACGAGATCACTCACTTACCTACAGAGTTTGGATGGAACTATCTCGCTTCCCGCCTAAGAACGACCGACCCGGAGATTACGACCTACATGAGATGTACGGCGAATCCCGGCGGTGTAGGGGCTACATGGGTTAAAAAACGCTATATAGACCCATCTGAGCCTAATCAATCGTTCATAGGTGACGATAACTTAAGTAGGAAGTTTATTCCTGCTAGGCTAGAGGATAATCCTTTTCTAGCAGAAGATGGGCGGTATGAGGAAATGCTGAAAGCATTACCGCCAACTCAACGCAAGCAATTACTTGAGGGTAACTGGGATGTCAATGAGGGTGCTGCGTTTACTGAGTTTGACATTGATGCTCACGTTATTACTCCTTTTGAACTACCCATATCTTGGGAACGTGTAAAAGGAATTGACTACGGGTATGCTTCTGAAAGTGCCTGCGTCTGGGGTGCAGTAGATCCATCAGACGGTACTTTGATTATTTATCGGGAGTTGTACCAAAAGAATTTGACAGGACAGGATTTAGGAGAGCGTATAACTCAAATGGAGTTAAGTGATCCATATGCTGTTCAAGGCGTTTTAGATACAGCAGCGTGGGCCAGAACAGGTACGACAGGCCCAACTGTAGGAGAGTCCCTTGTTCGTGCAGGTCACAAACTACGAAGGGCTGATAAGAATAGAGTACAAGGTAAAATACAAATCCACGAATACTTGAAGATACAACAAAGCGGTAGGCCACGACTGCAAATATTTAATACTTGCCCTAACCTGATACGTGAACTTCAAAGTATTCCTCTGGATAAATCGAACCCTGAAGATGTGGATACCCACGCTCCAGACCATGCTTATGACGCACTGCGTTATTTGATTATGTCCAGACCAAGAATACAAGATTCTTTTAGCAGGATAAGAAACTTACACTTACAACAAGCTTATACTCCTGCTGACAGTGAGTTTGGTTACTAGGAATAAATTATGGCAGAAGAAGAAAATACTCTCATACAAAATGCTGACGGTATATACTTTGAGTCAGTAGATGATGAGCAAGGTATGAATCTTAACCTTGAAGATGACCTGAACAATAAGCTTGCAGGTTTGATCGAGGACAGATTTGTTGCTGCTGAGATGGCGCGAGATGCTGATGAGAATCGTTGGCTCACTGCCTATCATAACTATCGTGGCCTGTATCCAAAGAATGTAAAGTTTAGAGAATCTGAAAAGTCTAGGGTATTTGTAAAGGTTACAAAAACAAAGGTGCTTGCAGCCTTTGGTCAATTGGTTGATGTAATCTTTGGAGGCAATAAGTTTCCTATCGGTGTATCTGAAACTAAAGTGCCAGAAGGTATTGCAGAGATTGCACATCTAGATACAGCTAACCCTGTTCCGGGTATTGAGACAAGCCCTAATGAAGAGCAAGAAGTAGAATTAGAAAATCCATACGATGTAGGTTATGAGGGTGATGGCAGGACTCTAAAGCCCGGAGCTACGTTTGGCACTGGCAAGTTTGATGGTTACCTAGACAAGAAAGCCGAAGACTCTTTTGTTGAAGGAGCTTCTCCTAATCCTCAGATACCTGAGATGAAGCCTGCACAGAAAGCTGCTAGGCGTATGGAGAAGTTAATCCACGATCAGATAGAAGAATCAAATGGAGCTAGTGAAATACGCAATGCTTTGTTTGAATCTTCTTTATTTGGCACAGGAATTGTAAAGGGGCCATTTAATTTTAACAAGACGTTGAATCGTTGGAAAGAAGAAGACGGTGAAAGAACTTACGACCCAATCAATGTACGTGTTCCTCGCATTGAGTTTGTAAGTATTTGGGATTTCTTTCCTGATCCAAATGCAACAAGTATTTCAGAATGTGAATATGTAATTCACCGA